ACGATGGCTGCCATTTCACGTACAAGCGGGGTCATTACGTCCTCGGTTTTTTAGGTTTGCCTATTGGGGTTTGCTTGCGCCAGTGGCTGATTAGGCGACGTGGCGCGGGGCGGGCTTGTCGCCTAATTCTTGTTAGGCCCGCTCACGCGCCGCTACCATCGCATCGGCAATCACGTAGAACGCCACCGCCGCTTTTTGCAATGCCTCAACCGCCGCAGGGTTGCCGGCATCCAGGCCAGGCAAGGTGGCGCCAGTAAGCCCAGCCTGCATCGCTTTGGCTGCGAAGTAGTCGCGCAGCGTCATTCCTGGGCTGTCGGTGCTATCTGGCGTTTCGTGTACGGGGAATGCGTATTCGTGGTTGCTCATGGTTTTCCTTGGTTGCGAGCAGCGGGCCTAACCCGTCGCTCAAGTTGAGAGCCAACAGCGCCCATCTGCGCCGTCATGCTCCGGTCAGTCCTGTGCGGGCGCTGTCGTCTCCAACTTAGCTCTCACGTTGGGCCGCAGTTGCTCGCGGAACTTTTCGATGTCATCGGGGCGCTTCCCTTCAGCAACATCCTGAATCCAGTATGCCGTTTCACATGCCACTGGTGTGTGACCGGCCAGCCAACGGCCAGCGGTATTGCAAGCCATCCTGTACCGCTCAAGCGTCAGCATTTCTTTCCGTGCAATTTTCCACTTCAACCAGTTCAGCATTTCGCTTCTCCGTAGTCTGCGGCCCAACAGTTCATTCAAGCCGACGCCGCTTCGCGGCGCGGCTTAATTTAAGCGTTAAACCGCATGGTCGTGATGCAGTCTTCAAGCGCCGAAATCACAACGTCCAGTTTGTCGTGGTCGTAGTAAGGCGATCCGTCCTCCTGCATCGCCATCTTGTTAAAGTCAGCGCAGTCTCTGGCATCCTCACAAACCCCAATGCAAGCATCGATCACCGCCTTGCCAAACTTTTCAAGTTCAGGCCAGCCCTCTGCCAGCGGCTCGGCTGTGCAGGCGTTTTTGAAAATCTCTCGTAGGTCGTCGCTTGTCATATTCTTTCTCCGGTAAAAATTCGGTTTAACCGTGCAATCCATCGCACCCTACGGGGCGCTGATTTCTGCGTTATGTCTCATTTGCCGCACCGTGCGGCTCCAGCACAAAGCAAGCGATATGCCGGCCCGTGCCCTTGCCCTGGGATCCGTCCTCCGTGGCGCACCACTTCACGTCGCCTAGGTTGCGGACGTTCTTCGCGCCCGTGGCTTCCAGCATCATCAGCACCCACTTATCGACCGGATACACCACGACGGAGAGCTTCCCTTTCCGCTGTTCTTCAATCGCCTTGCGCATCCAGGCGGTCGGCCCTTTCTTCTTCCCTTGGTGCACGATGGATCCAAACGGCGGATTCACATAGTTCCGCTGCCCCCACTCGCACGTCAGGCCGTCGAAGTCATCAGGCTTCGGGAACGGGCAAGGGTCAAAGTCAAAACCGAATTCCGCGTTAAGCTCGGCAAACAGGTCTGGCGGCGTCAGCCAGTAGTGCTTACCGTCCTCACCGTTGCCGGCGTGGAACTTGTTTTCGTGGGGGTGCATCCGTGCGGATCCAACCCCTAACACGTCGGTCAAGTCGGACGTGCCGCATGTGCCTCCGTCAAACGCTTGCAGTTGCTCCATCTTCATCACTCCTTTTTAGTCCTGTGGCGGCACGCCGCTTACCTTGGCGTTAGATTTCTTCAATTTTTTCGCTCGCAGCTCATGATTCATTTGCTGCGCAGCAAAAGCAGCCATGGCCCGTGCTTCGCGCATAGTGCAATTACTAGGCAGAACAATCGCTATCTGCTTTCCGCTGTTATCCACCACTGCGTTTTGTTTGTGCGTGTAAAAAATTTCTTCGTTTTTCATGCTTACTCCTAACCCGTCCATCAACCGGACGCGCTGAAGCGGGCCGATCTGCTGGGCGTTAGACCGCTAACCGGCATTGCCGCTGCTCGTTCTCTATGCGCTCGCAGGCAATGTCGAAATACTCTCGATCGCACTCGATGCCGACGAACTTTCGGCCAGACGAAACAGCAGCGACCCCAGTTGTGCCGCTACCCATGAATGGGTCGCACACAGTCATGCCGCTGTCTGTGGCTTTCTCAACCAGGTAGCGGAAAAGATCGACTGGCTTTTCTGTCGGGTGGTTGCGGTTGTGAGATGGCACCGTGTTGTAGCGGAGCACGCTGCAATCCCGTGAGCCGCGCGTCCTTACGGGACCGCAAGAAGCGATCAGTTCATAGGACGGCCCCCAATGCTTTAGGTCACCCATGCCTGGCTGCCCCTTGTCCCAAATCAGCAGGCCGTTCACCTTCATGCTGGCCGCGAACAACTCCCACACGTCCGGCCACGCATCCCATCTCGTACACCAAAGCGTGGGAGCGCCCTGGAGCATTGGAATAACGCTGCGGTAGAGGCGCAGAGAAACGCGCGTCCCATCGTTCGAGATTGGCCGCGTCCCTGCGCCTACGCCTGCGTTTGATTGGTATGTGATCCCATATGGCGGATCGGTCAGGATCAAGTCGCACGCGGGGAGCAGCGGCAGCACCTCCCGGCAGTCGCCGTGCCAAAGCTCTGCATTTCCAATCACTACCTTCTCTGCCATCTCAATTCCTTTCTATCGTGTGCCGCCTAACACTGCGTTGCAGCCGACTGCCTACGGCAGCGGCTGAACTCGGGCGTTAGGTGGCTCAAAATGGAATATCACAATCGGCTCGCATATTGATTTTCACCATGTCATCAACCAGCCGCGCGCCAATGCTTTCCAGCACAACAAACACCTGCCCTTTATTCAGCCGCGCCAGCCGTTCGGCCTCTGCGAATGCCGAAGCCTCTGTTTGGTGCTTGTGTCTCGGAGCGGCTCCATCTGGGTTCCAGACCATCCAAAACGTTGCGTAATTCATTTGCCTCATGTTTGCTCCTTTGTCTAACTATTCGTCGCAGCCGACCGCTTCGCGTCGGCTGAACTCGGGGCGTTATGCGCCTGCCGCGCTATCGAAAGCAGCAGGTCGCGGAAAGGCTCAGGCGTGGCGTTGCGGATCGCGGTCTTGTTCTTCCCGCCCACCATTGCCACCACGCCGATGCGCCTGGCCTTCTCGTAGCCGTAGCGCTCCACCATCCACACAGGCAGACGCTGCTCGCCCTTCGTCCAGTTCAGTTCGGGCAGGTCGTTGCGGTGAACGTGCGCCGCAATCAGCCACGTCGGTTTCCGGCTGTCGTGCCCGTAGTGGCCCTGCTCTACGTAGCACACCCATACGCCGTTATCTGGGCACCACCACCAGCCGGCGCCGGGCAGCGGCTTGCGAATGCCGAAGGCGTCCCACGCCTTGCTGTGCGCCGGGTGCTCCAGCACGCCGCCCCATCGCTTCACCGCGGCCAGCGCCGCCGCAAAGCACCCGCCGTCGTCGCCCAGCTTGTACTGGTGCGGCTTGCGCGTGCTGCCATGCCAAAACCGGCCCCAACGCTGGCATGGCGGGTGCGCCACCACCGGGTGCGGGCCTGCATAGGTGCGGGCATCGCGGGCTTCGTCCCACGGGTCCACGCCATCAAGATTCGAGTACACGCCGGATGCCTCGACATATAAAGCGGCGACGGTTCTAAGCGCGCTCAAGATACGCCGCCCCTAGCCTGAGTGTTTCCGGCAAATCCAAGGCAGCACCAAGCATCGTGTTGCATGCCCGACAAAGCAGGCCGCGCACTCGGTTTGTCTTGTGGCAATGGTCCACGTACAGCCTTGAGGCATTCTTCATGCCTGGACTTGTCGTTCGGCAAATTGCGCACCCGCCACCCTGCGCTTCCAAAATCTGAGAGTAGGTTTCTGACGTGAGGCCATAAAGCCGAAGTTGTTGTTTGGCGTTCTCTCCGCGATCCTTTCGCAGAGCGTTGTACCCAACTCTTTCCCGCCAGGCAGATTGCGCCTTGCGTATAGCCTCTCTGTTCTTCTCCCTGTATTGCGCCTTGTACTCTCGCAATTTGTCCGCGTTCTTTTCTCTCCACGCTTTGCTGCTTTGAGCGGCGCGCTCTGGATTGTTTGCCCTCCAGTCTGCCGTTGTCTGCTTGGCTTTCTCTCGCCGCGCGGCTCGGTAGGCATCTTGGTAGGCTTTTCTTGCTTCCGGTGTTTTGTGTGGCATCGGCGGATTCTAACACGCCTGGCACGCCCACGTAGCAGCCCTTCGGCTCCACGTACAGGGCCGCCACCGTCCGCGGCGCGCAGTCGCATGTAGCTCTGGCGTGGTAGTGCGTGGCGCAGCCGTGCTCGTGCTCCACCGGGCGCATAACTGCTCGCTCAACCTGACCCGCCACAGCGGGCCTCGGCTGGGCGTCGGTCGGTGCGTTCTGGGTTGCTTCAGTGGTCATCGCGCTGTGTCGGTCAGGTTAGCTCGGGCGTTAGGCGTCAGGCTGCACCGGGGCGCACAGCCAGTATTCGTGCTTCTCGTTCTTGCGCGTTGGTGTGGCGTTGCCGCTGTCGTCGCGCTCAATGTCCCATGTCGTGCGCGCCTCAATCACCGGCCAGTCGCCACGCTCAAACCCGTATGCCGTACACATGCGGCCCTGAGTGGGGTCGCCGTGCGGGTCGCCATCTGGCGCGCTGTAGCTGCTGAACACCTTCAGTTCGCCACGGTGGCGCGCATGGATCACAGCCCACACTTCCGCGCTTGTCGGGATCTTCTTGTAGCTGCTCATTTTTTGCTCTCCATCAGTTGTGCAAGACGCCTAACACCAGGTCAACCGGACCCGCTAAAGCGGGCCGGTTACCAAGCCGTTAGGCCTCAATGCGTCAGCACCCAGCTTGATGACGGGTCGATGCCCATCTCTTTGCAGTGGCGCTTCAGGTGGATGATGTAGTTGTCCACGTTGGGTGCGGTGCGGCAGCACAGGTTGACCATCTGCATGGCAAGGCCAGCGTCCTCCGTCAGGAAGTAGGTTCCGGCGCGGTCGCCTGGCTGGTACTCCACCTGGGCCAGGAAGGACATGCCTCGCGCGTGGCAGAGCTTCGCCAGCTCGGCCAGCTTTGGGGCGATCTCGGTGTCGTACCAAGCCTCACCATCGGTCAACTCCGGCACTGCCGGGTCTTCGTTCGTCATCACGGTCATCGCTACTCTCCGCAAGCCTCCGGCCTGCTCGGTTTCAAAGCGCCCCGGCCTGTGGCCACGGCTTCGTGTGTTCGGTCATGCCCTGGGCATCTGCCACCAGGCCTAACCGGGCGCTCCCCCATGTCAGCCAGAAAGTTGGCGAACGAATCCGCCCAGCGCTCGCAGATAGAAATTCCACGACCGCCGTAGTTGTGGTACTGGGCTGATCTGGGATTCAGGCATCGTTGCTTCATGCCCGCCCACGATTGGCGGGCTCGCTCTATTCCTGAGTTCTTCATGACTATCTCCTGCTGTGTGCTTCGCGCGCAGCAGCCTCCGCATCCCCCTGTGCTACTGGCGCTGCGGGGTGGGCGGCGTAGAGTAAGGTTCCAACAGGATAAGCAAAGGCTGCCACGTCGCGGTTCCATTGGAGAGTTCGGACTGCATCGTCACCTTCCACGACAGCGACGTGCATTGGTGGGTCTTCGTGGGGCGGGGCGTCCTCCATTGGCCCCCATTCCGACTCCATCAAGCCTTGATCAGATCGCCGTGCTTGATAAGCAGCATCTTCTTGCTCCGCCTTCTGACGCAATGCAGCGGCAACCTTTGCCATCGGGCTGGGCTCGGTGTAACTGTGCTCTGCGGCGTAGCCGGATGCGGGCCCATCGATGTAGTCAGCCGCAGCGATCAAACCTTGCACTCGCGCATCCCCCTGTGCTACTGGCGCTGGATGGGGTGCTGGTGCGCCGCGTTTCAGACTTGGTGCAAGCTCAAGTTCGTCAGTCAGCCCAAGATCAACGATGGACTGGCACAGGGTCTGTGCATCTGCATAGCTGATAGATAGCTTACGCTGCACTTCTGATACCGACACTTTGTCCGATGTGAAGCAAACAGCAATGGCTTTGCGCTGCAGCTTAGTCAGTGGGCTCGCTACAGCGGCAGGCGCTGCCTGTGCCCGCATGGCACGGTCGGCGTCGATTGCGTCTCGAATCAGGTTGTGAATAGGCTCCAGCATGTCCTGCGTGATGTAGCGGCGGCAGGCTCCGTAGATGTGCTGCTCTACGGTTTCGAAGTCAGGCAACGGGGGGTAGTCCCGCACTGGCGCTGCGCTTGCTGTGTCATTCATGGGGGTGCTCCTTCTTTCCCGCCCACCAGTCCGCGCCAGGCGGGTGGTCGGCTTCGTATCCGGCTTCGATTGCGGCCTCAATGCCTTTGCGCAGAGCGTCTTTACTACCCAAAGCGTCGCGTAGCGTTTTGAATGCCGTCTGCACCTTGGCGTTGTCGCGCTCCGTCATCCACAGCAGCCCGAGGGCCAGCAGAGCTGCTGATTCAATGTGCTGCAGGCGGTGCAGGTCGATTTCCGCCTCCTGGATGGCATCGTCGTCTCCGCGACTGGCGGCGAAACCGCGCATTACCTCCAGCTCGCGCTTCAGTGGGCCGGGATGCAGATCCAGCGTGATCTCTTCGATGCGCGATCTGTCACTATTGGCATAAGCAAGCGCCAGCGGGTAGTGGCCAACGACGGTTCGCGAGCCGTCCGGATACATCACGCTCCAGACCGTGCTTTCAGCCATGCTGATCTCCTTCCTTGGCTATGCGCTCGCTCAAAATCTCCGCGCACCGCTCGACAAAAGCCGATGCGTTCTCCCATGCCTCCTCCGGGGTGTCAAACTTGTAGCCGCGCGCCGTGGCAACGCCACCGCCATAGACGGTGCCGATCCAATAGGTTTTGAGCTTGCCGCTCTCCACAACCTGGAAGCGCTCAGAGTTGATGTCGCTTTGCAGTGCGGCGGCGTAAATCTCGATCTTGTCGGGCGGTGTGTATGCGCTCATGGTTCTAACCTTTCATCCATATCGACCATCATTGCCAGTCGCTCATTCCACACCACCTTTCGCCCGTGCTTTGAGCATGGCGTCGGCCATGTCGTACGCATCGTCGGCAAGGTATTCGAAG